ATGGCGACCGTTCACCTCAACCCGACCCGCTTCCGGGCAGCCTGCAACCACGCCGGTTTGCCCACACGGCAAGCAATCGCCGCCCAGCTAGGGATTCACCCCAGCACCGTCTCCCGTGCCGTCAGCGGCCAGCCTGTTGGGCCTCGGGTTTTGCGGGGTTTGGCCGCGACGTTTGACCGGGACACGTTCAGCGGCCTACTCACGTTCAGCCGGTAGGCCGGTCAGGGCACGGGCAGCCCCGGCTAAGGTTCCTAAAGCCTTAAGCCGGGGCCAGCCCGCCGACCACGCATCACGGGGTGCGAAGGATTCCCCACGTGGTCTGCCCCTTTATTTTTGTTAAGCCCAATAAACCGGTGACCGTGACGGTTCCCCATTTATCGGCACCCGCCACCACTACCGGGCGACGGGACTACCCAGCCACAATCAGCCGGGTATGTCTCTGCACCGGGCGACCGCACCTAGCGGGCGCGTTCCCGGTAGCGGTTCAACACCGCCAGCTCGGCGGTAGACCACGCCACCGCGTGATCGGTGTTGTAAGACACCCGGAACGGTCCCATAACCTGTTCGTCGGTGATCTGCGATGGGTCGGCCACGAGGCGGGCAGCCGCCGACAGGATCACAGCCCGAACCTCATTGTTCGGTTCCCCGGCTGTGAATCCCCGGCCGCGGGTATAAGCGTTAGCCATAGCGGTAACCACACTGATTACCGCCGTAGCCTGCTCCCCGCTAACGTCCCGCCCGGTGAACGCCGACAAGTCAGCACCGGTCGGCGCACCCATTACGGCGTGGCCTCGGTCAACAAAGTGACAGCCTTAGCCTGCAACAGCCCCACGTCATAGCGGGTCACCACACGGATTCCAACGCTGTCGTAGTCGCCCCACGTTTGATCCAAAACCTTGACCTCGGCGTCAACGTCACGGGCCACCGCAACCTTGCTAAAGTCCACCAAACCGACACGGGCCTTACCCGACACCGCCGGAATGTTGTCGGTGATAATCACCGGCAACCCGAACAGCCGGAACTCGGTCCCATTCTGGATAGTGGCCGGATCAATCACGTAACGCTTATCGGACGTGCCGACCTTCACCTTACGGATAGTCGCAAAGCTGGCTGGGGTCATCACCCAGTGCGACGGCGACACGTGGTTGCCCTGCGCGGTCGCCAGCGCATCAATGAGGCTGTCCGGGTCAGCCAAATCAAGTTCACCGGTCTCAATACCGGACTGACGGAAAACACCCTTAATGGTGTTACTCGCGCCGTCACCGTCCCACAGCGCTTCATCCAACGCCTCAGCCACATTAGTAACCAGCGTGGTCTTAAGGGTTGCATCAAGTGCCACAACCGACTGACGCGCCATCTCATTACTAAACCGCACCAAAACCTTAAGGCTTTTAAGGGTGGACGGCAGGAGAGTGACTTCATCAAAGCTCACAGCGCCATCGGTGATCTGTGCGCCTTCACCAACAAATCCGGCAGTAACCCCGGATGCAACCCTCGGGATACGCAATTGGTCGTTAGTGTCGAAAATCTGCGGGCCAGCAGCAAGGAACGTAGATTCTTGCGCCAACGGATTAACCAACAGGTCTGCAACCTGCGACTGCAACAAAGTGCCATTATTGGCAGTAGTTTCAATAGCCATAATATATTCATCCTCTATTCTCGAAAAGATACAATTGGTGTGCTTTAGCCGCCGGGGTAAAGCACTGGATTAGTTGTGCGCACCGGGCGCTTGTTTTAGCCATTAGCCATTAATGGCGTCGAGTACGAAAACGGTCCAGCCGTAATCGTGCCCGGTCAAAGCATGTACCTGGTCCCATAGTGGGCCAGCCACCACCGCATAAGTGTTACCTCTAGGGCAAGTGACCCGATCCCGTGGCCTAAGGTTCACGCCTTTATCGGCATACAACATGTAGCTACCACTAGCGGATTCCCCGTGCCGCATGGCGGTGTTTCTGTGTGGCGTTCCGGGTGCGATCACCCCGCCGATAGTGTGTGTGCCCGTAGTAGCCCGATTCCCCCTGTTATCGGTGCTACCACGGGCCACGGTCAACGTCTCAGTAAACACAGCGATCACCGCCCGCCTAGCAAGCCCAGCAGACTCACCCCGGTATCGGCGCTGCCCCGGTCGCCCTGGCCCGCATCACCCGTAACCCGCCGTTTAGCCAAATACGGCTTATCGGCTAGCAGCGCCTCAAGTGCCGCGTTAAGGGCCTCGGGGTCATCTAAGTGAGCCTCATCAAACGCCAACTCGGCGGGATTCTCTAACTTGCCGGTGGCCTCAACGATTGCCGTGTGCAGCCGTTTAGCTAGCGTCTCGGCTTTGTCGTCTGCCTGTTTAGCGCGGTCCCTGTAGTTGGCGGATTCTTTACGCAACGATTCCACATATTCACGCGGGAACACATCACTATCAGTAGAAACACCCGTATTGGTGTCTGGCTGCGCGTCTGGCGCATTTTCGCCGTTCCCGGCACTATCGGTACCGGCTGTGTCGGGTTCGTTGTTTTGTGGGGCGTCTGGCCCCGTGTTTTCACTCACTGTTGTTTCCTTCTTCGTTTAGGTACAGTTCGGCGTGTTTCCTGACCGCCAAGCTAAATTCCGGGTTAGCACCGGCCATTGCTTCCCGCTCAGTGTCGGCAATCTCTTGGTCAATTTCGGATTCGGAATAACCCAACCGGCGTAACGCACCTGACTTCGACAGAATCCCCGACTGCACCAACTTGACCACCGCGTCAGCCTCGGCACCGGTAGACGTGCTACCCGGATCACGCCACAACACCTTAGGGTCCACACTCGCGGGGTCCACCCGGTCGCGGACAGCCACCAGCAACCTGGCTACCCGTTCCCAGGCCCGACCGAACACCGCTTGGCGTGCCTCAGCACGTGCCGTCAGGCTGGCCTCGGACGCCCGCAGCGCATCAGCACTCGACGGGTTCTCAGTAGTGATCCCCACCATATGCGCAGGCAGCGCGCTTACGGCCATGATCTGCTGTAGCCAGATACGGCACGCAGCCTCATATCCGGCCAGATCGGCACCCGCCAATTGCCCGAACTTGGCGTTTGGGTTTTCTGACAGCATGGCGCGGTTGCCCTCGGGAATCGGGTTCACCGTTTCCATGACCGGCTGGCCGTCACCGTCCACTACCGGGTTGCCGTCGCTATCGACCACCGGGCGCTCTTCCAATTCGATGCCGGTTGCCCAGCGTCGGGGCCGTGCGGTGAACTCTTGGGCCACCGCTAAACCTGCCAGCGTGGAATTAAGCCCGTTCACCAGCGGAATAAGGTCATCAATCTCAGACCGACCAGCACCCAAAATCCGGGCGGCGTTACAAAAGTTCACCACCGGCACCACACCCAACGGGTTATCCAACACCCCAACCAATTCATAGCCTGCCGTTGCCGCCCCGGCGGTGTTAGCCCGCCAGTGCTCCAACCGATCCGGCAAATACAACATTGCCTCGGTCGTCGTCTTAGTGCGCCACCGTTTGACCGCTGACACAATCTCACGGGTAGCCGGGTCTTTAATCACCGCCACCTGTTGCGGGGACTCCACCGACACCAACGGCGACCCGTCTGGCTTAGCCCACACAATCACGAAAGCATCCCCAAACGTCAATGCTTCCCGGTGCAGGATCGGGGCCTGCTGGTCAAGATCATTAGCCAACCATTCGGGCCACACATCCACGTTTTTAAAGCCGGTCACCTTAAGACGCTCAGCAAGCGACGTAACCGCCAAACCCGGAATATTACTCGCAATCCTATTCAATGCCGGTAGCGCAATACGGGCCTCGGGCGACAAATACGCTAATGCCTGTTGGCCGGTTGCGTATTGGTTTAGTTCCGTGTATCGGTGCTGTGGCCCGTCTAGGGTTTGCAGCATTTCAACTAGCAAATCACTACTCATATTCAGTTGTCTCTCTGTATAGGTTTTAGGTTTTAGGCGAACGAAACTGTTCGCATACGTGGCTTAGGTTGGGACGCCAACCAAGTAGCCCGCGAATGACACATCATCAACGCCGTAGCTAGGTCGATTTTCGGGGCGTGCCGTGACCGTGACGCCTTAGCCAACCTCAACCCCTTATCGGATTCCAGCACCGTCGCGGCCAGCACGTGCCGCCGCAAATCCGTGTCGCCGGAATGGGTCAAACCACCGTTCACCACCGCGCTATGCAAATCGTTGGTGGCTGCGGTCTGCCGCGCCGGGGACTGCCGAAACTCCACCATCGGAACACCCTCAGCCGCCAAAATCTGCGCACTACGGGTCCACAGATACGGGTCAAACGCAACCTCACGCACCCGCCACCGCGCCGCCGCATCCCTAACCGTCCGTTCAACCTCAAGCACCGGCACCCGCCAACCATCATCACCAGCAGGTTTCTCCCACACCGCCAACCGATCAAAATGTGGCACCGCACCGACAGTGCCGACCACCAGCGCCGTGCTGTCGTCTTTAAGTGACCCGTCGAGTGCCAGCACTACCTCGGCACCATCGGGAATCCGGTGGCCGTCGCTCAGCCCGTCCCACACGTCAGCCGCAACAAACGGGGCCTCATTAGTGGTCACCACCTGACACAACCGCTTACGCCGATACTCACCCTCAGTGGTTTGCCGTAGTAGCGCCGTGGCCCGATCCCGACTCAACAAATCGTCAAGTTGCGGGTTAGCCAACTCAAGGCAATGCACACAATTAGCGGGGTGGTGAGCAAACCCGTCAGCAGAAAACTCAACAAACGCCATAGTGCGGTCGTCGGGATGCAACCGGCACGCTTCCCGCAAATCGGTCAGCACCGACGTTTCCCGATTCGGCGGGGTGCCGATCCCCAACGCCATAGCACCATCCAGCTTGCCCGCCCCTAGTAGCAGCGTGGCCCACGTGTCCGGGTCAATCTCGCCCAACTCGTCAGCCAACGCCAACGTCCACGTACCCAAACCCTCAATCCGCTTAGCCTCAGCCGGAAGCGCCGTCAACGTAGACCGCTTACCCGGCACCTCAATGCGGTCCCGGTACACCACGGCCCGCGTAGCTAGCTCCGGGTTAAGTTCCACCATCTGTGCAGCCGGTTTCAACAACCGGCCCGCCATACGCTCATCCACGGCAACGATGGGTATTTCGTTGCCGTCCGGGCCGGTAAACAACTCATACAAGCCCAGCGCCGCAAACAACCCGGTTTTACCTAGCCCACGTGGCCCCATGATCGCGCCGACCACCGGGCGCGGGTCAGGGTCTAGGAACGGACGCAGCATGTTTACCTGCCAGTCCCGTAGCCGCATCGGCTTACCCGCACCCTTACCTTTAGGCACTGTCAGGTACTTGCTGACGAACGCAGCGAACCGGTCTGTGCCGGTTTTGCGGGGTCGGAATGGTAGGGGGGTGGTGTCTACTTGCCCTTTAGGGCCGCGTTTAAGCGTCATAGGACACCCCCTTTATTTAGTTTGTTGTCCGGTTCGGACACGATGGTCGCCTGCTGGGTGCGACGTAGGCACCTGTTTTGCGGATGGTCGGCAGAACCTCATGGGTGATCCACCGCCGGAATGCGACCGCTTCGGGCTTGTCGGAACGGATCACGACCTCGTACATGCCCGGTTCGGACACAACGGTCATCTGCTGAGCGCCGCCCACAGTCGGAAGGGTATGCGTCGAACGCACCCCCTTGTCCAGGCGTGCGGCAACGCGCCCGACCGCCGCCAGACCCAGCACTTTGCAGAGGTCGGCCAGCACAAACCACGGCTCACCGTCAGTCATCACAACCCGCACCCGCGAACCCCGATAAACGACCAATTAATTCGCCCCTGCGCTGGGCAGTGCGAGGGGAGGACGGTCGGGCTGGGGGGCCGTCCCCACCTTAAAGTTAGCTAACTTTAAGCGTTTCTGCTGGTCAGCGTAGGTTTTGGTGGTTTTGCCGGCGTTTGCTGGCTTAGGTTTGTTGGCTTAGGTAGTAGCGGGACCACCGTTCCTTGCGTGCCGCTATAGCCGTGAGCACCTGTTGCCGTTCTGTGTCGGTGCAGTTGTTGCCGCGTGTTGCGTTGCATCGGCGGCATAGCACCCGGCAATTGAGTTTGTCGTGTGCTAGGTCCGGTCGTTCGCTGATCGGGATTATGTGATCTACGGTCAGGTCGTCGCGGCTGCCGCATTGCTCGCAGAACGGGCTTTCTCGGCGTAGTTGTTCGGATAGTTTGCGCCAACGCCAGTCGGTTGCTGTGCGGCCCTTGCGTCCCGGTTTGGGTTTAGGTTTCGGTTTGCACGCTGAGCACCTGGACCCCGATCCGATCAGGACTCCGCACCGGATACACGGGCGCGGTAGACCGCTACTCACCGTTGCCCCACTGTCGTGGCGGTCGGCCCAGTGCGTAGTCCACGTGGGCTTGTAGCAGCCGTGCGATGACCTCGGCGTCCCCGACCGGTAAAGCCACCGTGGTACGGGTGTCGCCGTGCACTAGGTGTAGCCCGACGTGTGAGTTGGGTTTGCCGTCTGTTGGCCCGCCGAGACTGAACTCGAAGTAATCGGCCTCAATTGTTTGGTTTGTCATTTTGTGTTTCCTGTTCTAGTTGTTCTGTTGTGTCTACCAGCGCGTTTGCTACGTGGATTGCGTCGGCGGCGGTTAGGGCGATTGTGTTTAACCGGCCCTTTTGGGATATGCGTGTGAGCACTATGTGTGGTTGGCGCGGGTGGCGGTCTATTCCGATTCTGTAATCGTTGCCGCTGGTGGCCGCTATGCGGGTCACTGTTGTGTCCGTTTGACGTGCCGGATCATGCGTGCCTTAGCTGGTGTGGCTGTTGTGTAGCCGCGTGACCGTTTGAGTGTGTCGGTGAGCCGTGCCCGTAAGTGTTCGGCTTGCCCGATTGTCAGGTGGGCTAGCACGGTGCCGTTGTTGGCGATTGTGACGGTATCCCCGCCGTCGATTACTGCGATCATTTCTGTACCCCCGTATTGGTGTCTCATTGGCCCGTAGACGAACGAACACCCGCCGTCCGGTGTGATTACCTTCGGGCGGGTGTTCAGTCCGTTAGATTTTGTTTGGTGGCGTTTACGCCGTTCTGTACCGCTTCCGTGGCTCCGGTGGCTGCCCGTTATGCAACACGTCGATGTCGTCACGGAGTTGCCGCCACTCTTGCCACGACATAATCACCACCTTGCCCGACTGGCTGACCACCACCCCGGTGCCGTCGCGTTTCGCGGTCGCTTTGATCGTTGCCCGTGCTCTCGCCATTGCCCCTACCTCCCGTGTTCACAAATATTGTGAACCGCCGTCATGCCGTCAACGCCCTGACCTGCGGTTATCGTTTGCCCAGTTCACAAATATTGTGAAGGATTTTCACAAATATTGTGAAGCGAAATCGCCCTGACCTGCGGATACTCGCGCGACCCTCTTATATTCTCTATAGAGAGAGCCACCATGTACCCCACCAAAAATCGGACCATTCTCCACTAAAACCACCTATAGCCCACCCCGGACCGCACCTATAGCCCACCCTGGACCGCATGAGCAGGGACGGTAAGACACATTGCCGTGGAGTCGTGGGTGATCCACCCCGCATCCTTTGCTTTCCGTAGCTCGTTTGCTAGGTGACTGTCGCTCGCAACGCCCAGCAGTTGTTTTAGCTCACCGGGCGCAAAATCTGCCCGCCCGGTTTTGCGGTGCCCACCTAGCGCGAGCATCCCGATCCGCACCCATATCGGATACTTTGCAGCCTTGTCCAGTGCGCGCTCCCGCCACACAGATTGACGGTGCTTGGTCCACGGGTTCGTATTCCACGGGTACCCCGCCCACCTATCCGCGAGTTTCATAATCAGCCCTAACCGCACACAAGCGTGTGTGCCCCCGGCCCGCATTGCTGCGGGCTTTACTTGCATTTCTCCCTACGTCCCGGGGGACCGTCCCGGCCCCTGTCCCCGGGGACATACCCCGGGACATACCCCGAACGGGTCACCTATGTGTGTTACTCGCCCCGCCAAACCGGCGACGTAGCAGGCGACACCTCAACAGGTGCCACCGCAAAATCAGCCTCACGCATCAACCGGTCATAAAACAGTGGCGGCATATCATCACCACCCGGTGCCGGATTCCACGCCAGATTCCCGACACTGTTATCGACAACATCGCCGTTGCGGTGAATCACTAGGTTGTGCATGTAGTTCGCTATCTCGAACCACGTCAGATCGGGGCGTGGCAGCCACGCACACGCAACCAACAGGTGAACTGGCATCATCACCCCGGCCCCGCCCTGTTCGTCGCTCACAGGGGCATACAGACCGTATTGCGGGTGATAGCGGTAAGTGATTGTGCCCAACCTTGGGCGAATAGTGCCGTCATTATGTGCGGCGATGCCCGGCGACAGACCGGGCACCCAACGCCAATTTTGATCCTCTAATAATATTTTACCACACTCGTTTTTAAGCGAACTTTCTTTAATCATCACCGGACCCCCGCATCACCGGAACATCGGCACTTCAAGCGCCAGCAATGAGTCTCGATCTACACGGATAGTTCGCGCACCGATCCGGTAAGCCTTAAGGCGACCGTCTGCAATCATGCGACGGATTGTTTTATCGCACACGCCGTGATACTCCGCTGCCTGCTTAATGCTGAGACGCGGCGCAATAGTGGTATTAGACATATGAATCTCCGTAATAGTTTCAACAGTGCCCTAGGCGTGATATTCGAGAATCCCCGAACCGCCCATTAACGGACATGAATAATAATAACATGACACCATTAAGCGTTTTGGTGCCAAACGCAACAACGGCCATTGCCGACACCAAAGCATCACAAAACCGCTGGTCGAAACTATATTCGGTACTAGAGTCAACTTGCGGGCGAACCGCTCCGCAGGCCGGTACGTACTCACAGCCTCCCCGACAACGGGGTTACTTCGTTGGGTCTCTAGCTGTCAGGTCGGGACCCTATCGGACCGATGTTCGGAACCGCGACCCGACACGCCGATCACTGTCGGGCAATCTCCGACATACGCTCAGCGATCAGCCGATCCCGGCCATCCGCCGCATGCTGGTACCGCATCGCCGCACCCTGTGTCGAGTGCCCCAACCGGCCCATCAGCTCCGCCAGCGTCGCGCCGGTCTGCGCCGCCAACGTTGCACCCGTATGCCGCAAATCATGGAAACGCAGGTCAGGACGGCTCGCCTTATCCCGCGCCTTATAGAAGTGCCGGTACAGGGTTGACGGCTGCAACCTCACGGGCTGCCCGTCTTTGTCCCACTCCCCCGCCGCTGGGGGAAACAGCAGCGCGTCCTGACCCCTGCCGACGTGGCCCGACTCTAAGTGCGCCTTAATGTCGGGCAGCACGTGTGGCGGGATAGCCACGTCGCGGATACCGGCCTCAGACTTGGTTGGGCCAATCTCCCACCGGCCCTTGGCGCGCACCGCACCCCGCCGGACACGCACCACCCCGTTCGCAATGTCCACGTCGCGGCGGCGCAGCTCGATCAGCTCCCCGAACCGCAGAGCACACCACGCGGCCAACACAACCATCGGGGCTAGCCTGTCGGGCATTTCCGCAACAATCGTGTTCAGCTCCGCGAACGTGGCAGGCCGGGTTTTGCTCTTACGTTCAGTGCTGGCCGCGCCGACAATCTTGCAAGGGTTGACCTCTATTAGCCGGTCACGCTTGCGGGCGGTATCAAGGATTGACCCCAACAGGCTGTAGGCGTGTGCGCGCATAGTGGGCGTGTCGGCGGGCAGCTTGGCATACCAACGGTCTACCCGGTCCATCGTGATATCCCGAACACGTTTGTTTCTGAACGTCGGATAGATCAAATTGTCCAGCAGGGTCTCGTAGTGTTCGCGGGTGCGGGGCCGTAGCGGTCTGCCCTTAACGGTTCGGGTCTTAACCCAATTGGTTGCGTAGTCGCCGAACTTAACCTCAGCGGCACGCTTGGCGTGTTTCTGTGCCGTGGTGGCGGGCGGGGACCATAGCTCGCGGTCTATCTCGCGGCGGCGGTCGGTAAGCCAGCCCTCGGCGTCGATACGGGCCGCGAACGTCTCGGGTGCTTTGTAGACCCGGCCATCGGGACCGGTGTAGCTAGCTTGGTAGCGGCCAGACGGTTGACATTTGCGGATACGCCCGAATCCGCGACGGCTGGCGGTCAC